CTGTTAAGGTAAACTCACCAGTTTTTCTAAACTCTTCCATTCCGTCAGTAAAGACAGAGGATAGTTTCCCTCCCAGTTCTGCACCTAGTGCATTATCGAGAGATAATAATTTTAAATCTCCAGCAATTGTTCTTGCCGCGGCCGCAACATCAGGTCTTGTTTCATCTAACATAGAAGCAACAGAAGCAAAGTCAACATCTTGCAACGCTTCTATTTTTGCACCAACAATTTGTTTATTGGTAAACATAGTAGCCGTTGCCAACGCAGACGACTCTTTTTGTAACTTCTGATATTCCATTAACAAGCCCATACCGGAACCTGCAATCAATCTATCTAAATCACCACTTGCTCGTTGTGCCTCAATAAACTCAGCAAAACTACTCATCATTTCTTGATTAGATAAACCAAAGTCTCCAAATTGGTCATTTGCAATATTTAAATTAGTAAACAAATCTAAAAAGCGAGAAGCACCTCCCGACACACCATCTCCTAGTGCAGTCATTGCTCTTCCATAACCATTAACAGTTTCAGCAAACTGATTGTATGTAACACCCGCTTTGTACGATAGGTCTTTTAATTCTTCAAAGGATTGTGCTGATGCAAAAAATATAGCACCACTGTCTATCATTTTTCCTTGTGCTTCTGCAAATTGTTCTGCCTTAGCAGCAACAAAACCAGCATATGCTAACATACCATCTGTTGCTAAGTCCAAACCAGGCAAGAAATTGCCCATCATTCCTGTTAGACCTTCTGTCGCCTTTTTTGCAGACTTTGCTAGTGCTCCGGAACCTTTACCTAAGTTTGATGCACCTTCTTTTAAATTTCCTACCATATCTACCATACTAGATAATGGCTTTTTAGTATCATCAAATTTTGATGCTAAATCTACGGCTCCCTTTGCAACACGACTAGTTGCTTTTGATAAACTATCGTCAATTAATTCTTTCTCTGCATCTGCTTTTGAATAATCATCAAACTTAGAAGAGAGTTCTCCGATATCACTATCTAAGTTATTCATAGTTTTGAATAACGTATCTTGCAATACTTGATTTTGGTCAGTAGCCGATACTAATTTTCTTAATGTATCTTCGGTTGCCCAGTCTGGAAACTGTTCTCCCATAATATTAATTGGCATCTATCAACTCCTCATTGTTTGCTTGATTTAATATAGCGTTAAGTTGTTTTTGATACCTTGCTATCTCTACGTCAAGTTCATTTATTTCTGAATTTAAACTAAAGTCAGGAAGCCAATTATTATCACGTTCCTGTGTTTTTAGTGCTAACAATGCCTCGGCGTCTGCTAGTCTTGCTTTTAGTCGTTCACTGATACCTAATTTAGTATCTGCCGGATAGTTATATGTATTCGGAGTCAGTGCCATTTTCTTTGCATCAGCAATATCCAAACCACCATATGAGTCATTTCCATAAGACCATGTTCTAGCCGGCCCGGTGTCAACGTGTAATATATTCCTACCTAAACCAAATCCAGTAAATCCTGCGTCTTGTGCTGATCTTATTAAATCTAATTTTTCCTGATCATTCATTCCGGCAGTACTCAAATCAAGAGCAGTTCCTTGAAAGTGTTGTGATCCAGGAGTTTTTGTTTCTCTACTGGTGCCTTGTTTTGCGATAGCATCATTAATTAATACTTTATCTCCAAAATACATTTGTAAAAATTGGTACTCATTGTCTAATAGATCAGACATATTATTTGCCGCATTTGGATTTGTCATATAACTCGAACCAGATAATGTTGTCAATGGACTCATGTTTGGGTTTAAATTAACACCATATTCTAGTCCAGTAACTTCTCCATGATCGTGCCCGTCGCCTTCGTAATGTCCTTCTGGCATTGTTAAATTATCAGGTCTTAGTTTTGGTCTAACTATTGGTTCTTTATATTCTGCTATTGGGGTTCCGTTAACAGTTCCTTGTTCTCGTTGTTCTTTAAATTGTTTTTGTACCCATTCCGGATAATTTTTATACCACTCATTTGGTTGTATAAGTTGTTTAGCCATGAGGGCTGTTATTTGATCTTCAGTAAATGGTTTTCCTTCTTCAATTGGCAAACCAGCAATTAACACCTCTTTAATGGTTTCCGTAATAGTATTTGGTGTGATACCATCTCCCAAATCTTCTTTTGCTTTAATATCATCAGGAACAATATGTGTTTGAGGAACAATATGCTCGAAGCCTGTAGATACTTCTCCAGTCTCAACTTCCGGAGTACGGTCAGGTTGAACTCCTGGTTTTACTACAGGAGGAGCCACTGGTACAATATCTCCCTCTTTTAGATATTTTCCAAATAACTGTTCTACTTCTAAATCTGTTTGATCTTTTATTATAGATTGTGTAACTTCCGACATAGCACCAGTTGTTCTAATTGAAATAAGTTTTTGATGAAATGATAGAGCTTCTAAACGTATACGCTGGTCAAGTTTCTTCATTTCATCTTCGGCTTTTTCTGCTCTATCCAATGCTGCCTTTTCCATTTCTACATCGCCGTTAGCATTATGTTTTATGGCTTCGTTAATTAACTTAGATCTTTCTTCAAGGAACTTTAATTTTTCTGCTTCTAGTTCTTCAATTTTATCAAACGTTACTTTAGATAAATTCTTTTCTCTTCCAGGTAATTTCTGCAGATGATCTTTTAATTCTGTTCTACGAGCTTGTCCTTCTGCACTACCAAATACAATGTCAGTTACGCTTTCTATTGTTTCGATTAATTCCAATGTTCCTGTTGAAATAGGACTAAACAATGCACCCATAGTTTCAAACCCTGGTATTACTCTATCAAAAGTTTTTCTAAAACCAATTCTAACATTATCCATAGATGTTATCATATCATCTGCTTTATCACTAGCAGTTTCGGTGTTATCTAACATTGTTTTAATTTCAGTAATATTTGATATATTATCCAAATCATCAGTGAAATTATACTGTGCTTCTGCTCTTACTTTTCTGGCAGCCTTTAGTACTTCGTCATTTCCGCCTGTTAAATTTTCTCTATTATTTTTTATTATCTTTGCCAACTGTATCATTTTTAAAGTATTGCCTTCAGAAGAATCTGTTGGTATTCCTTTAATGATATCACGATATAATTCTAATGATTCAGGTCCTAGTATTTTAAATAGTTCTTGTAATTCTCCCGACATTTGATATCCAACTTCTTGTGTTAAGTTAATATCGTTTAGATACTTTGTAATAGTTTCATCGTTTGCTGACGCCAAACTAGGAAAAATTGCTTTAAAAAATTGTGTTGTTTGGCGAAGATTTATATTTGCTACGTCTGCTGCACCTTTGCCAAATATTTCATCCATTTTATCTCGGTTTCTTAACAACGCCGCATTATTATCAGCATTGCCCATTGCTTCTAATCCTTGTTGAATTATAGACTCTCTATTTTCACCACTAATACCTGCTAAAAATAATGCAAACTTAGATGCTGTGGTATATGATTCCCCAATACGTCTTTTGGAATGCATGTTAAGTTCTGTAATGCTTCCAGACTGAAATAGCAAGTTTGCTTCTTGTAACAATCTTAAATTAAAGTCTGACAAATTGTGTCCGAATCTACTAAACTGGCTATCGCCATCCATAGCCTTAACAAACTGTGCCATTCTCATAACACCGTCAGCAACTAATCCGCCTCCCATATTTGCAATCAATGAACTAAATTGTGCTTGCGATTCTATTATTTCTGTAATACTCATACCAAGTTCAGCAGATGTCCTACGCAATAAGGAAAATGCTTCTAAACTATCATTGGTTACCATACCAAAATCTATTAGAGCTCTTGCTTGTTTCTCTTGTGCAATAATAATAGGAGACAATGCTCCCCCAAATGCCGCTAGTGCGGCCGCCCCTTTGCCCCCCATTTGTAATGATCCACCAGCAAACCCAAGTAAACTCCTTACATGTTTAATAGGAATCTTTTTACTAATGTCACGCATTCCTCCGCCGACTGCTCCGAATACATTTCCAGCAGTTGTAACTGCGCCTGCAATTCCACTAACTGGATCAACAGCGTTAACATTTATTTTTCTTGCTTCGCGCCTTAATTGTTCAGCAGTGCGTCGAGCCTTACTTTTTTGTGCTTGGGTTCTCTTTATTAATTCATCAGTAGTTTTTACTAAGTCGTCAAGTCCTAATTTTTTAGCAACTCTGTTAATTTCTTGTAAATTGTTGCGAACACGAGACTCTTCGCCGCTGGCAAGTAAAGATAATGTATCTTCCGTTGCCCATTGTGGCAAAGTCTTCAATAATGTATAAATTTCTTGTTCTGTCATAATTAACTACTAATTTAATGGATAAATACATTTGTGCATTTATATAATGTATTTATTTGGAGAAAACACACATGAGCACGAATCCGCTAATTGCCGCTTATAAAAAGCCAGCAGTTTATGTAAATCTTCCCTCTGAGGGCAAATGGTACGAAAATCCGCCCAAATTGAGTGTAGATGGTGAACTTGCTATCTATCCTATGAGTGCTAGGGACGAACTTATAACGAAAACTCCTGATGCTTTGTTCAATGGAGAAGCAACCATAGCATTAATCAAGTCATGCTGTCCTGACATTCTAGAACCAGAAACAATGCCCGTAAACGATCTATTAGTAATATTAATTGCAATTAGACAGGCAAGTTATGGTGATGAAATCGATATCGACATAAGATGTCCAGAATGTACAGAAATGAATCAGTTGGCAATTGATATTAATAGATTGCTTAGTACAATAAAAAAGAATGAAAACCCAGATGTTGTTGAGTTACCTAACGACTTTAAAGTTAATGTAAAGCCTTATACGCTTACAGATAGAACTCGCTTACAATTACAACAAGTAAAACAACAACGGTTATTGCAAAGTTTACAAGACGAAGAACTGTCTGATGAAGAAAGACAAAAGCAGTTCGGACAAACATTTGTAGAACTAGCCGCATTAACTGTCGAACTTATTGCTAATTGTATCGCTAGTGTAGTAGCACCTGATCTTGAAGACCCAATTACTGATAATGCTGTAATTAAAGAATGGTTACAGTCTATTAGTAAAAAGGATTATGATGATATAAGAGACGCTGTTGAAAGTTTAAGCGAAAATCCAATCGATAATAAATTTACAGCAACATGTCAAGAATGTTCGCATACGTGGCAAACTAATGTAGAACTGGATATGGCAAATTTTTTCGCAGGTTGATCGCTACTAGTCAGCCGCAGGAGATTGTCGAAACTGTTGAAAGATATAAAAAAGATCTAAGTAGTACAGAAGGACAATATATAGACCTTGTCCTTTATAGTGGTGGTGCTGTAAGTTGGACCGATATTATGCAAATGCCGGTCAGCAGTATCGCTTTGATGATTGAAAGAATGAATAAGAAAACAGAAGAACAAAATGCAGCGATGGCTAAGCATCGAAAATAGAATTAAAATATTCCTTAGGCCAGTTGTCATAATAACTGGTAGTTTGTAAATATTCTCGTTTACTATTAATATCCCCACGCAATTGAATAAACACACAATTGGTAAAATTTTTAGCAAAGTGCCCTGATTCTGTTGTACTAATAAAGTATAGCAAGTCAGGGTTTTTTTCTTTAAGAAAATCTAGTTCAAGTTGAATAGCAGACTCATTGAATTGATCTCCAACCCACGCTATTCCTATTTCATATTTGTTTTTATCAAAAGTTTCTAATTGTTCTCTTGTATTGGTTAAGGCATCTATAAACTGTATTTTTCCTTGCAGTCTAGCCTTTCGTGCAAAAGGACATATAGGGAAACCTGTCGGTTGTTTTGCCTCAATTACCTCTTCCGTCCATTTAAGGAAGGTTTCTTTGAAGATAGCGAAAGTCATGGTATGTATCAATGTTTCTTGTTGTCTTATTAACAGATGCTCTACGAGCATCACGCCTTAATATCACTTCGTTCTATTAAGCGTATTTTATAAGTTTCGAACTTTTTTAATGGTATTTTATTATGTTAGTATTTATTAGTACTTTTCCTTAATCTGTCATTCACACTTAGCCTGAATAAGGCCAAGTGCAAATTCAACTTTTCCCGTCAAAGTCAAACACATCGTTATAGTAAAACCTTTTTACAGGGAGACGCGGTTACGCTAAACGTCTTTACTTACTGCTTATAAACGCTGGAACACACATTGCCTAACGACGACTTTGTGCTACCTGTGAGTTGTAATGGTCCAACAGAGCTCACTCATTGTTTAATTCTTATGCACACCAGATCTGTCGGCTACAACTCTCGTTGGCAGACCTCAAGGTGGGTCGAGCAACCTCGACCAAACTGAGCATGTTAGCCTATATTAGCCTTCTTTTAGTATATGTGAGCCGTGTACTTTGATTTGAATAATGCCGTTATAATATTCTTTGGTTTCTAAAACTTGCCTTGAGAATTGCTCTCGTGCTTCAATATAACTACATTCTGCCTTTGAATTACAATAATATAATATTTCTCTTGTGAATTTTTCTGTGCCTAAATTTTCTACGTCTGCCTTTAATTCGTCGTTTGAGCCCCAATAATCTCGCCAATCTGATTCTACTGTATAACGTCTTTTTCTAGTTTTGCCTTTAAGTGGTGGTCTACTTCTTTTAAATCGTGCCAGTTTTTTGCCAATGTATTTTCTATTGTTTGTTGTATTCGTGATTAAGTAAACAAAACCCACACAATCTTCCGGAAGTTCGTCTACGATTTTGTTTTCAAATACCCAATCACTCATCTATTTTTGCTTTTAATACCTGTATAATATCAGCACCTAACGCATTCTTAACGCTATGGCTTTCAAAATCTGGGTAACTAGCAAAAATTTCTTCTTCGGGTGATGTTATCGTTATAGTACTAGGTGCAGACGTAAGGAACGTGTCATCTACAACAGTAGTATCTATAGTATAGATAGTAGTATCGTCACCCATTCACTGCCTCTAGTCTTGCTCTATAACCGCTCAAGCGATCCAAAGTATCTGTATGTTTAGCCATTGTACATATTTTTTCTAAAATGTCAATATTTTTTAAACTATACTCTTTTACTGCTGATTTGTTTAATCCCATAACTACGTTACAATCAATAAACAAATCTTCGTAAACAACGTTATACACGTTATCTACTTTTCCCGTATTCTTTAATTCTATCTCTGCTACATCATATGGTTCATGATCTAAATGTTTAATAGTTTTTCCGTTCCATGGTTCAATAATTTCTGACGTAATAAATTTAGCAAGATTATCATTGTTATCCTCTAAATTATTAGCTCTAATCCATACCATATACAAAACACATAACGTAACTTGTTTTTGCAATCCGCCAACATCTAAACCAAATTCTTCTGATATTCTTTCTGTTATTCTAACTAGTCCAATAACATCTTTAAAATTGTGCCAATCTATTTCTTTGCCTTTGGATAGATAATAAATTTTTTGTACCATCCAAACTAAATCATTTGGTGATGTCCTATATTGTAACATACGTTTTGTAAACAACAATAATTCAGTAAACCAACTTGGCTTTAACATAATTAATTCATTTACATGGACATCATTCTCTGTAAGCCATTGCGTTGGAAAAGGATGTGCCGCAAGTATTTTTTGTTCAGGCAGTAACTCTTTACTAACTCTTAAAAAATGCTTAAAATTGTTTGCGATTTTATATTCGTTTGCTTGTAATGATACTACCTCTGATTCGGGCAAATTTTGTGCCATGATAAAGTTACCACTAGAACCAGCCTGCCACACTACACATTTTTCAAAGACGTGCGTCATGCGTCTACAATTTCCACTTCTGTACTAAACGTTGTAAATCCATTTTCTTTTGTAACTTGTAATACGTTATTAACACGACCCACAAGTTCATCACGATGCGAAATAAGCAAAATGTTTTTATTACGTTCTCGTTCCATTTTCTTTAATACACCTAATGCACTTTCTACACCAATGGTATCCATACCACTGTCAACCAGTTCATCAATACAAATCAAGTTAATAGGATTGTTCATACTTTCAAATACATCACGAAACGCCCAACTTAAACCTAGTATAAGTCTGTTACGTTCACCACGTGATAAGTTATCAAAATCTAAATCCTGTCCTAATTGTATAATACTAACTGTTAAGTCTGGTTGGAATTGTACTTCATGAGGTAATCCCAGCCTTGTTATATAGTATTCTAGCCGCTTATTTAAAAACTGTAGATTTTGTTCAATGATACGTTTTCTAATAAAACTATCTTTGTTAGTTAACAATTTTAGCAAGAACTCCTGATGATCTTTTAAATCTGTTAAGCGATTAACTTCTGACCAATCTAAGTCTTGTAGTCCTGTTTTGCTTAGTGCCTCAATTTGTTCAATGTAGGGATCAGTCTCATTTTTAAATTTCTCTAATTCCCATTGAGTGTTTGTTATTTTGTTTTGATGCTCGTATGCTTCCTCTACAGTATTATAATGTAATGAAGGAGCATTACCTAAATCTCCAATTTCCGTTAAAGCGTTCTTATATTCATTTAGCAATTCTGTATCAGAAGCAATATGCCTTACCGAATCTTCTACTAATTCTGTCTTTTGTGCTATAATTTTTTCATGTTGTTCGTCATGAATCTCTTGTCCACATGCATAACATTTGTGATCTAATGTAGTATCCAAGTCTGCCTGTGCTTTATCTAACCGTTTTTGTTCTCGACTTATACTTGTGGTAAGCCTAGCAATTTCTCCGTTTAACGTATCAATTTGTGATTTCTTATTGTTAAATGTAGTAAAGTCTTTATGTGCTTGTAATTCATTATCAATATCTAATTCCAACAATGAAGTTAAAGAGAAATTTAAATCTTGTAGTTTAGTTTCTTTATTTGATCCCCACACTCGTTGCCTACGTTCTAAATCAGTAATACTTTTATTGATTCTTTCGTTTGCTTCTTCTATGCCTTTAATTTTATATGTTTCTTCTTGTACGCCATCTTTTGTTTGTTTCAGAAGTTCTTTTAGTACGTCTGCTTTTTGTGATAGTTGTGTGATACCTAACAGTTGTTCAATAAGTTCTCGCTGATCGTTTGCTCTCATACTTAGGAAAGGTTCAGTATATGTATTAAGTGCCATAATATGTTTGAACATAATATGTCCCATACCAAGAACTTGTTCAATTACTTGTTGACTTTGTCTGCCTTCTCCTTGCATTTCATCAGTAGATTCAGTGCCTGTATTATTAACAAGAAATTTAAATACATTAGGTTTACGTCCACGTTCAATACGATAACTTTGACCATCTTTTTCAAAGTCAACAGTAACTAACATCTGTTTATTGTTTGTTTTGTTGACTAGGTTATCTTTCTTAATATTGTATAACGCATTGCCATATAGTGCATAACTCAGTGCATTAACAATAGTTGTTTTACCTGTACCATTACGAGAACCATCACCGCCTAGGTCTATGTTATTTCCTAGTACTAGTGTAAGTCCTGCGTTATCAAACTGAACCGCTTGGGTAACATTACCCACACTCATAAAGTTTTTTACAGTAATATTTTTAATTGTAAGCATTAATATTCAATCCGTTATAAATTTGTATTAGCGTATCGCTTTTTATAGTAGAACTTTCAATTGTTTTTAATTGATTAAGTACAATCTGATCAACGTTTTCTACTTCAATATCAACTCCTGCACTCCAGTCTTGAGCATGTTCTTCTTTTTTACCAGGCATAAGTGCAATTTCTCGTAAATCATATTGTTGTGCAAATGTTTCTTTAATATAGTTTGCCTCTTCATATGTAATAGGAACATCTAATGTAATTCTACAATGTGTTTTATTAGATAACACACTTTCAGGGTTATCAATAAGTCTAGATAAACTTATTGTTCTATATTTAGGTGCTTCGGGCCAACGCACAAACTCTGGTTTTCCTCCCCATTTTAGGAACATAAGTCCTCTATCATCGTCCCACGCATCACTGTAATTATGTGGGAAAGCATTGCCTGTGTAGATGACGTTGCCTGTTTCTTGGCGTTTATGGAAATGTCCACTAAAAACCATATCAGGTTTTTGCAAATGTTCTGCTTTTAGTCCATGTCCATGGTCTGGCATTTGTACCATAGCATTCATATAGAAATTAGGGAGTTCAAAATGGCCAAACATATATTTGCATTTAATATCCTTAATACGTTTCCATTCATCGTCAACTAACCAAGGAACAATAGCAACATCATCAATCTCTAATACACTGTCGTTGACTACAGTAATGTTAGGATATTCCAATGCCATTGGAATACTATTAATCTCACGTTTTTCTCTATAATATAGATCGTGATTTCCCATAATCATGTAAGTTTCCTCAAATGCTTCATTTAACCGTTTGAGGTTACTCACAGTATAATTTAATGTACTTACGTTAATACTAGCCCTGTGATGGTGCCAGTCTCCCATAAAAATACATTTTTTAATATTACGCTTATGTGCTTCTTCAATCATCCATATGATAAAGTCCTCACAATCTTTATTGTGTAGACGAGAATTATTCTTCATACCAAAATGAATGTCTGTGAAGACTACTACTTCATCAAAAAACAAACCTTAATCCTTACTTTACTTCACCGTTTTTTTGTTTTGCTGCCCACTCTGCATTAAATGTACGAGTGAAACTTGGGTTTAATCCCTCTTCTTCAAGCAAATCATCTCTAATGTTTTGATTACGTTTTTCAGTATTCAACACACCAGTAAATGCATTGTGAATTGCCGCCGTATAATATGCAAACGGATTTTGGCTTTTTGCTTCGTTAAATTGTAAGCCAATCCTGGTTAACTGAACAATTGCTTGTCCTCGCATCTCATCAACGTATGTATAGCCACGCCAATTACCTCGCATACTATATCTATTGCATAACATTAGATACATTCTTGCAAGTTTTTCATTTGTATTACCATGTGTAACACTAAATTCGCCATCTGTCAAGTCCCCTTTCCAGTGGCTTCTAGCAACCTCTGCCCAATCATTTCCTTTTAATGCAAAATGTTTGAATGGAGGAAAATTGACTCTTGAATGATAATCTGCTTCTTGTTTTGGATTAGCCTTTCGGTCTTCCTTTGGAATGTGTTCGTATGTATTCAACCTAATAACTAGGTCAAATTCATTAATTGTGTTAGGGTCCACGGCATAGTCTATTGCTCTGGGCTTTGTTTTTCGTCCAGTTAAGCCTTGTTCCCATAGTTTTACTGCTTTTTCGTGTTCTTCTTTTTGTATTCTACTAGCACGTGATTCTTTTGCTTCGAATATTTTATCATTGTCAATTTCATCTAATGAATCAACAATAACATCGTGCTTAAAATACATAGGATCTTCAACGTAACAGTAAGACATTTTAGAGTTATGTATCTCTTTTAGTAATTCTTTGTTAGATAGGTAGTGATTTCTTGCCATTTAAATGTCCTTTGTATAATTAATACTAATACCTAACATGTTGATTGTCAACCGGTTTTTTGAATGCTAAATACAATAACGGAGAGTAATTATGAAAGTTTCTGAAATTATATACGAAGTGACGCTTAATGAAGCGCCAGCAACCAATATTGCTGTATTTTACGGTGGTAGGTTCCAACCAATGCATGATGGGCATTTTCAATTGTATAATCAATTAACTAGTCGCTTTGGAGCAGACAATGTATTTATTGCTACAATGTTAGCAGGTGGTGCTGATAAAGACAAAAATCCATTCACGTTTGATGAGAAAGCACAGTTAATGAATAAAATGTTTGGCATACCGGTGGACCATGTTATTGATACACAACCATATAAACCAGAGCTAGATAAAGTAGGCAGAGATCCTGCCAACACCGCACTTGTCCTTGCATTCAGTGATAAAGACGCAGGTCGTTTAAGAGAAACAGAAACACTAAGAAAATTACCAGATGATCTTAAAGGTCTTGAGAGTGCCGAAACACCTCGTGTATATTTTGTAACAATGCCTACAAATAATGCTGGAATGAGTGCTACAGATTTCCGAGATGCTATAAAAAATCCTCAACTTTCTGATGAGGATAAGATTAAAAAATTTACAGAATTTTTTGGAAAGTTTGATCCAGAAGTTTACAAATTCATACAACAGAGGCTAACTTAATGGCAGATGTAGTTTCAGCAGAAGAACAGGCAAATAGAAAAAACTCTAAGCAACCTACGACTGTTACCAGAACAACCACAAATAAAAAGTGGGGAGGTAACATTCAAGGATATAATCCAAGGGTTGTTGAAACGGACCCGGCCTATAATGAAATTTATAGATCAAAGGTTAAGGAATATACAGAAATTCACAGTGCTACAGGAACTACAATTTATCCAGGCACAGGGGATAATAAAAGATTACATGTAAATAAAATTACTGAGTTCCGAAATGCAGACGGATCTATATATTATAGAGCTCAAACACCTGGCAAAGAACCTGGCACATACAATGACCTACCCTGGCCTCCTGTTAGAGAACATAGAGGTAGTCCAACGTATCGCCAGTCTAGAAAAGCAAAGTTTAGAACTCCGTTTGTAGAAATATTATCACATGACAGATACAAAAAAGACGTTATTTCAGGCAAGATTACGCCTAGTGAGGCAGTTACTAATGATGGAATGGTTGTTAATAGAGTACCTATTGAAGAAGAAACAACAGTTAGCTCTAAACCACTTGCTTCAGATAAACGCTCAGTAACAAAAGATTCTACAGATATACGAAGTGATAGAAAAGCAGAAGACGAGGGCATTTCAAACGGCCAAGGCGGCACGTCTCCAAATCCTACGACTGATCCTGACAAAGTTGCAATGTTGGTATTTCCTGAAAAAGATGATTCTGGAAATCCAATAAAAGGAACAAATGGAATCAAGTATGTTACTAAGGATGAAATTGAGAAATTAGATGACCAAGGTCGTGTTAAAAGTTCATTAAAAAGAAAAGCACTAATGCAATTACGTGGACAAGAAAAGGCTGTAGAAAAAGGAAACTGGCCAGTCCCTGAAGGTAAAGGGCTATCATCAATGGGTGATTTAGTTGATGACGAAGATCAAAATAATATATATTCTAAAAGTTCAACAAAAGGACCTGCTAATAACACTGAGGCAAATACTACCAATAATGTAACACCCCAGGAGGTTAGATTAGGAGAAACAGCAAGCGGTGTTGCAGGTGTGCCCGCATCAAACAAGGTTAGATTGTTTACAAAAGATGCTAGTGCATTAGGAAACGAACAAGACGGCGGCTTTATGGGCATGTTAACTAGAACAGGCAACGGAATTATGTTTCCGTATACACCTACAATTAACTGGGGCCATGTCGCCAATTATGGAACATATGATATAGTTCACAGTAATTATCAGCCACATTTTTATAATATGACTACTAACCCTAGTATTAGTATCACAGCCAATTTTTCAGCAAACACTACCACAGAAGCAGCATATGCTATAGCAAGTTTACATTTCTTAAAATGGGCAACTAAATCAGATTTTGGAGCATTTTTAAATGGCCCAGGAACAGCAAGAAATACAGATGCTGGTACTCCTCCTCCCGTTTTAATGTTTAGTGGTTACGGCTCGGCGAATGCAAAAAATGTTCCAGTTATAGTTAAAAATATAAACTACACCTTCCCAGAGGATGTAGATTATGTCACTGTAGGAACACCAGGTAGAGTCATTGCTGGAGTTTACTATACATATAGTGAAGTACAACAAATGAATGTAGAAGCAACAGAGTTTAATGATGGAGAGTATGGTGCTCAACGCACTGCTAAGTCAGAGGAAATGACAACCATACCAACAACATTTGTAGTACAAATTGAGTTAGGTATCCAGTATCCTCCATCATATATTAGGGACAACTTTAGTATTAAAAATTATGCCAATGGCGAATTATTAAAAAATAAAGGTATTATATAATGCAATATAGAGATGATAGTTTATACAGAAACACGCCAATTACTAAAGGTAAATACTTGGATATTTTAGAGCCTACTATTGTTGATAAAGAAAACTATAGTGTAAGGCCACTTATAATAGAACCTAAATATAACCACAGACCCGACGTCCTCGCATATGATTTATATGGCAACTCTAAATTATGGTGGGTGTTTGCAGAATTTAATCCTGATTCATTAAAGGATCCTATTTTAGATTTTGTTTCTGGGTTAGAAATCCAAATACCGAATAAGTTTAGTTAACATGAAAGCACAAAACCTAACAGAAAATTGGTTATCTACAATTGACCTGTCTACCTATAATATCTCATTGTACTTGTGCAATCCAGATGTTTGGGGAGATCCTGCACGATTTTTAGATAAGTCAGAACAGAGTACGTTACAATCTGGAAAAGCAGTAATAATATCACAATCAGGTGTTACAACTAAATTTGCTACGGATAATTTACAGTTTACTTCTTACTTGAGACAAGGAACACAAACACTAAGCACAACAATTAGCGTTGTCCAGTTTGAAATACAAGAAGTCTTAGGTTTTGATTTGCTTGATTTAGTATTAAGTTACAGTAGAGAGTTTAATCATTCTACGTTTGCTAGTGCTAAGTTTGTTATTAAACTAGAATTTAAAGGTAGAAATCCTGATACCAAACAACCTGTAAAATATCCTGGTGTGTTCTTTTTTAGTCTATTATTAAAAGAGATTCAGGCAAAAACTACAGTTGATGGAACAAGATATGGTATACTTGCATTTAATAATTCTAACTATGCACTAATACAATCTAAAATTAATTCTAGTGTAACAGTAACAAAATATAAAACAGTTGGAGAATTTATAACCAGTACTGCAAAAGCATTAAATGATTTTGAAGTTGAATCAAGAAAAGAACCAGGTAATGATGCACCAGTTAAGTCATACAAAAAATGGGAAATCATTATTGACGAAACCGGAACCACAGAATATACAAGAGATAAAACACAAGACGAAATGATGTTTAGGTCTAATGTAGGAACGAAGGCAAGTACTGGGTTTAATCTTAATGAAAAGTTAATGCACAGTGGCGCAGGAAGTAGTGGTGGTTTGCAGGGCATTGATTTAAATGCTGTAGATGTTCCGGACCAAATTAAAGGAGTACAAAACACAGAGAATCAATCAGATAACGATAAGTTAGCAAGTACTACAACTATTACGGCAGGTTCAAATATTGCAAACTGGTTAGTTACAAAGATTACAAAAGAGGTTCCTGAATGGAGGAACTTCGTACTTCAAAGTTCTAAGAATAACAAAAAGGTTCCAAAACTTGTGGCTAGTCCGGAAGTTTCTTTTGGTACAGAAATAGACCCCAAAACTAATCAGCCTGAGATAAAAGTAAAAATTACATTAAGCATACATTATAGTACACAAGTTCCAGCAACAACTCCAGCAGAACAAAACGCATGGTTAGAAAACAAAAAGAAACAAGTTAACTGGATTAGGCAAAATAGTGATTACATATTAAAGAAATATCATTGGATTTATAGTGGAAAAAATAGCGAAGTATTAAACTTTGAACTTGACTTTAATAATATATTCTTTGTTCCGTTAGATCCACAACAGGGATCTGCGTATCCAGGCCCTGCTGAAACACATAGACCAAGTAAACCACAACAAGTTAGTACAGTATCTAACAAACCAATTTTTATAAGTCAAAGAGATGATTTTGAACCTTTTGTAATAGAAAACTTACAATATGCATATGATACGCAAAGTGCAAAAGATCAACATGTTACTGAAAGTAATAAACAAGATCCAGAGGTAGAAAGATATCAACAACTTGCAAGTCGAGAACTTGACGCTATTAATTTTACAGCAGAAATAAGAGGAGATCCTTTTTGGATTGGTACCCCTGGAAACAAAACAGCAGGAACAACTTTAAGCAGTTCAAATTTTAAAGGATCAAGTCAGTATGTAATATTTTTAACATATAAACCAACCGAAGCAGTGACTTATACAGAAGGCCAACATAGAGGAAAACTGGATTATATTTCCAGTGGACTTTATGAGATTGTTAAGGTTGAAAGTAAATTTATGGGTGGTGAATTTACACAAACTTTACATGGTTTGAGAAACAGAAACGTAGTAACGTTATTAATAGGAAAAGAATTAGAGAACTTATAATGTCAATTTTAAATTCAGGTAGAAATATATCAGCAAAATATAAACAAGGCGGTGGTGACGGTATTAACTTACTTCATGGCGTATATACTGGTATTGTAACAAATAATTCTGATAGCATTTATACCGGAAGAGTTAAAGTACATATTCCGGAATTAGGAAATCCTACAGCAACTTATATTGTTCTACTAACAACTCCTTTTGGCGGTGTAACAGAAGTTAAGAGTGCAAGTTCTGAAGAAACAGCATATGGTTTAGACAGACAATCATCAGGCGGAACACCAAAAAGTTACGGTATGTGGCCTCAACCTCCTGCAATTGGCTCAGAAGTATTGGTTGCTTTTACTACCAAAAGTGAACAGGGATTTTTAATTGGAACTGTTATTCCTGTTGATAGAAATCATATGATGGGTGGCCGCGCCAGTTCAGAAAACTACGCACAAGAAGGAACGCTGGCACCAACAGGCGAAAAGAATCCTTATGACCCAAATGATCCAGATCGCAAACCGGTTGATCCTGTTAGACTTCAACAACTTTTTGATCAAGGACTTGAAAATGATTATGCCCGAGGACACAGTGCTAGTAGTGCTAGACGAGAATCACCAAGTAATGTATTCGGTATAACAACCAGGAGCGGCCATGTAGTATCGTTAGATGATGGTGATAAAGATGGACTTAGTAATAATATACGCATCAGGTCAAGAGGTGGCGCACAAATTTTAATTGATGACACCAATGGTTTTATATTTGTAAACAACAAAGCCGGTAGTGCTTGGGTTGAATTAGGAGATGACGGGCGAATTGATGTTTATAGTAAGACAGATATGAGTATACATACAGAAGGAAATTTTAATGTCCATAGTAAAGGAGACATTAATATGCAATCTGATAAAGGGGTAAACATACGTTCAACTGGTGGTGAGGGAATTAAAATAGATTCAACCACAGCAAACGTAGACTTATATGCTGGTCAAAACTTTAAAATAGAAGCGGCCCTTAATGGAAATGTTAAAGCGGGCGGCAACTATAAAGAAACAGCAGGCCGTATTGATATGAATGGACCAGTTGCTGATGCTGCAACCCGTGTATTGGAAAATCAATTAGTAGAAAATAAAAATATTTTAAAGAGTGCGGCAAGCCGTGTTCCTGAGCATCATCCTTGGAAAGGTGCAAGTAAGATACAAGAATCATTTAATACATCAAAAGGTAATGTTACATAATGGCAGAGTTTAGATTACCTAATACATTAAGTAACGCTGACTTAATTGAGTTTGATTTGTTCACAAACTTAAATCAAACTCTCACGGATACATTAGTACAAAAGAAAAACCTAGAAGCGAGCTCTAATTTATTATTAACAATTATTAATAGAATAGGTTGGACTGGACATAGATATTCTGATGGTGAAATTAAAATGGGTTACGGAACAAATGTTAATATAAATTCATCAGGCACACCCGAAAACGAAGCATACGGATACTTCATTGACGAGTTTAAAAAAACAGAGCGTAAGTTTAAAAAAGATTTACCACTTGACAATATTAGTCAAACAGTTTATGATAGTTTATTAAGTCTATACTGGTTTACGGGCGATATTAAATTTGTAGGTAATGAGAAAAGACGTTTCAATTTAATATCATATATCGAAAAAGAATCATGGAGAGAAGTTGCTAGTATCATGGTTCTTTCAGGTTTTGATAGATTACAACGACAACGCGAAGCAAAGATTATGATGCTTGCTGATTATGGCAAACCTAAAAGCAGAGAAACATTAAAAGCAGAGGGTATTGAAAATTTAAGAGCTCTACACCCAGATAGATTTATTGATAACAAAGCAAAACAACAAGCAGAATATGTTTACTATTATGAAACCAGAAGATTTTTGCCTAACTTAACACAATCAAGAAAAAAAGAAATAGTGGATTTATATAAAGCCACCGGACTACCATTTTAACCAACGATAAATATTTACATGCAAAGCGTACTCCTACTAAATGCCAATGCCACACCTATAAGTTTAAGTCCGCTTAGTACGATTGGTTGGCAAATGGCAATAAAAGCATATTTCCTAGACAAGGTAAAAATTGTAAAAAACTATGAAGATAAAATAATTCATAGTGCAAATTTTGACATGCCTATGCCCAGTGTAGTAATGCTAAAACGCTTTCATAAAATACCAGAAAGCCCAAAGTTTTCTCGGCGGAATATGTACATAAGAGACAAATATATATGCCAATACTGTGATACATTGTTTCACCCGGGCGAACTAACTATTGACCATGTGTTGCCTCGTTGGTTAGGAGGAATGACAACTTGGACAAACTGTACTACAGCATGTAAGAAGTGCAATGTATCAAAGGGCAAAGAATTAATAAAACCAATAAGAATTCCCCATAAACCTCGTTATTTTGAAATCCATAACAACTCAAAAATATATACGCTAACAATTCCTGACGCAGAATGGCAGAATTACCTACAATGGCCAGAAGATTTGCTTAAAATAGCCGCATAAATTGATTTACCAAAAAACGTCATTTTTAAAGCATAAATATTAATATGGATACAATAATAGGATATACAACCGCGAACAGCACAAACACAGTTACCCAACTCACAGGGATCGAGTTGGCAAAGCGAGATTTGTCTAATCATTTTGCAATACGCAAAGGAGAAAAGTGGACAAACCCAGAGTTTGGTAGTAACTTACCTTACTATATCATGGAGCCACTTGATGATGCAACGGTACAACTTATTAATGATGATGTAACGGATGTAATTTCATACGACCCTAGGTTTGAAGTTACAGAGAAAAAAGTATTGGTACAAGAAGATGATAGTTTTGTTACAGTCATTTGTACTTTAATTTATGTACCAACAACCACTGTAACTGAGTTACAGTTGAAGTTCGATAGAGAAGCAGGTATACTACAAGAGATTTAACATGGCGCAAATTCAAAGACAAAGTAGACTGTTCGCTGCAGAAGATTACACAGCGGTGTATGAATCGTATATTAATGCTAACTTTCAAGCATATGATTTCGATACAATTCGCGAAGCGATGGTTAATTATATTAGAGACACTTATCCAGAAAGTTATAACGACTGGGTAGAAAGTGCAGAGTTCGTATCACTGCTAGATGTAATAGCACAGTTCGGACATAGTTTAGCATATCGTGTAGACCTTAACAGCCGCAATAATTTTTTAAGCACTGCCGAGCGCCAAGAAAGTGTTTATAAACTTGCAGAGTTTTTAGGCTATAAACCACGTAGAAATATAACACCGTTTGGTTTTGCTAAAGTTACGGCTGTTCGTACCAACGAACAAATTATTGGTAACAGTGGTATAACACTAAGTGGTCAAGATATACAATTTGAAAACACAACTACTGCTGATAACTTAGATAATTTTATTACTATTATGAACTCAGTGTTTAACAGTAATAACCAATTTGGATCTCCTAGAAAACAAATTAGTGAGAGTAATATTATCACACAGTTTTATGGTTTAAAAAATACCTCAGATCAAATTACATTATCCTTTCAAGGAGTAGCACAAGGTGAAAGTACAACATTTAATGTTGTTGGATTGAATTACGACACCGAACAAAGAAATTATTATGAAACAATGCCAGACCCTCAATCAAGTTTTTCAATTATCTATAAAAATGATGGGCAAGGATTAGGTAGTAATAACACAGGATTTTTTGTAGGGTTAAAACAAGGAGATTTAGAATTCCAAGATTTTACAATACAATCTCCTGTAAGTGGTATGAGTTTAGATATTGATGTGAATCATATTAACACTACAGATGTTTGGGTACAAACTATTAATGAAGACGGTACCGTATTAAAAGAGTTGACTAAAGTTGATAATGTATACGGCAGTAGTGCAGTCTATAATACTATTGCAAGTGGCAATAGAGATATATATGCTGTGAAATCTAGAGAAGATGGACAAATTAGTATTATGTTTCCTGAAACAACATTTGGTAATGTACCTTCAGGTATTATTCGTGTATGGTATAGAAGTAGTTTAAACAGAACATATACATTACGTCCGGAAGATATACAAACGAAACGTATTAGTATTAATTATACAGGTAGTGATAATAATACATATACTGCAATCTTTACAATCCAGTTAAAAGAAAATATTAGTAATGCTAGTAGTGCAGAAAGTTTAGCAGATATTAAACTAAACGCTCCTCGTATATTTGCTAGTCAAGACAGAATGATTACAGCAGATGATTATAATAATTATTTGTTAAGTCAAAGCGATGACATTGCCAAAATAAAAAGCATTAATAGAACACATAGCGGTTTTAGTAGATACTTAGATTTAAATGATCCAACTGGAACAAATAGTAATCTACATTTATTCGCTACTGATGGAACACTAACAAGAGAAGAACTTACAAAAACAATTTTTGTAAACAACGCAAGTGCAACAGCCGCTTTTGATAATTATTTTAAAAAATATATTGCTGATGATGAATTAATGAACTTATATTACGATAAGTTTGTATCGTCATTTACAGCATTGAAGTCGGGCTTTTCAGCAATCGATTCAAGTTTTGTATGGCAAAAATCTAACACTTATACAAAAACAGGATATTTTATTGATACACAAAGTATTCCTATTATTACTAGAGCAGGAAAAATACAAAGCAATTATTTAAAATATTGTCGTGTAGGTAGTATATTAAAATTTGATAGTTCAGGAACAACATTGTTTGCACGAGTTGTTAGCATGTATGCTAGTGGACTTGGTGTTGATGATAACCAGGGTGACCCAAGTGGACTTACACCTGATGGTAAAGGCGCAATTGCATTAGATGCAGAAATTCCTGATAACGCTACATTAGAGTTAATTTATCCTCCACTTGCTAGACAGTTTAATGATATAGAGCGTTCAAACATTATTACGTTCTTACAAGCAAAGATTCCGTTTGCAATTAAATATGATTATATTAATACTTCCTGGGATATTATTGAAAGAGATCCTTCGCCGACAGCACCAAGGATTGTAGATCCAAACAACGCCAATGCAACAATCCCACAACCGATGCCGGCAGTATTTGATATTACTACTACAATTGACCATGATAATGATCCAAACACACCTAACCAAGATAACAATTGGTTAATACATGTTACTTTTGATAGTGCATCAGGAATTGATAGATGGGAATTAAATGTACGAACAGTACGTTATTCGTTAACGAGCAATCAAATTGAATTTAGTAATATTGCAAATGAGTATGCATTAGATGAAGATACTAAAAAGAGAGCTCGCGATGTTATAGATATTATTGATGTTTCGAATGCAAACTTACCAACAGCAAAGTTTTTTATCTGGGGTTATGAATTTGAAAGCAACGGAGATAAAAGCGGAATTTATAATAGAAATAAAGTTATACTAACACTTGAAGATTCATCAGATGACAGGCCATCAAATCCTGCGGCATTTACTGATATTATTGCTAGTGGCGATACTCAGTCAAATCTACGCTTTGAATGGAGACATGTGCCTGATAGTAATGAACTTGTTGATCCTTGCTTTACTAACTTAATAGACGTTTACGTTTTAACTAGATTATATGATACAGAATATAGAAACTGGTTGCGTGTAGATTCAAGCGGAACTGAACCTACACCATTAACTATTGAGGAACTAAACAAAATGTTTTCACCACAGCAAAATAAAAAAGCAATGAGTGATAGTATTATATACAGACCAGTTAAGTACAAACCAATATTTGGCCCTCAATCAAATTCAGATTTACAGGCTAGATTTAGAATAATTAAAGTAAAGGATACAAACTTTACAGATAGTGAAATTAAAGAAAAAACAGTACAGGCAGTTACAGACTATTTTGATTATAGTAATTGGGACTTTGGCGAAACTTTTTACTTTACAGAGTTAGCGGCTTTTGTACATAAAGAACTGTCAGGAATTATTAGTAGTTTTGTAATTGTTCCGGAAGGACAAAACACATTTGGTCATTTATTCCAAATAACACCAAATGGAGATGAATTACTAATTCCAGATATTTCTGTAACAGACATTGATATTATTGATAATATCACATATGCTAACATTCGTAGACAGTAAGAGACAATAAATGGCAGACTATAGTTCTAAGAAAAGAAAAAACGCAATAAGCAAAAAGCGAGCAGGTAATTATAAAACTGTCGACGTTAAATCAAGCGACTTTCTTCCAAGAGTATTCCAAACTAACTTAAACAAAAAGTGGTTGGATAGCACACTGGACCGTATGGTATCAAAAGGTGCACTAGAAGATATTGACGCATTTATTGGTGATAGACACAGCAAGTATAATAAAATCGGCGACACGTACCTTAGTTCATATAATGATGTGCCGCAGTTACAACCTGGTATTATAACAAAAGACGAAAGTGGCGATTACGTTAATACATTACAATATGATGATATTTCAAATGCTATTAATAATTACTTTGACGATTATAATTACCATAACGCATATAATTCACAAAGTTATGTTTATAATCCGCCAGTTGATAAAGATAAGTTTTTTAACTATAATAGTTATTTTTGGGCGCCAAAACTTCCTGTAATTGAGAGTGATAATACAAACGGTACTGGTGTTTATACTACCGATGTTATTACTGATATCAACCACAAAGTAACACATACTTTTACAGACGACAACAATACATTTGAATTACAAAATGGTATGCGTATTAACTTGGAAGCAGGTTATGGAGCATTAACTGGAAATTCTTACTTGGTTACAGGTGTAGGTAAGGATATTGAATTACGTTTATATAGTACACTTAATCCTGTAACAAATCAAGAAGAACCTGTATGGACTGACCACAGTGTTTATAAGGACACTGTTAGTGGTTTTTGGGATAGAATAGAAATTATTGATTGGACAAATCAAATCAATGGCAATACAGATGTTCGCCCAACAAATTGGAATATTTTAGATCAACCGTACGCTATTAAGGATGAATATAACAAACGTTATACAGCAATATCCTGGGTAGCAAATACAACTTATAACATTGGTGATTATGTAAAATACAATGACGAAGTTTATTCTTGCACTATTGCAAATAGTGATAGTACATTTACAACTAGTAAATGGAACAATTTAGGTAATACTGCTCCGTTAATGTATTTTTATGATAGCCAACTTAGTAAAAAACGATACCTAGCAGATGGTATGCTAATACGTTTTAGTAATACTTGGACAGCGTTGAATACGTTAGATTCTTACAAACTTTTTGAAGTTTCGTTTACATCAAACGGTTATGTGTTTACAAAACTAATTGATGCTGCCTATGATTCAAATGGAAACGTTGTGCAAACTACAGCATCTGGTCTGTCCGCTACGCAATTAAAAACCGTAGAAAAATTAGGACGTTATAATTGGGATCTATATGCATGGGATACCTTATATGAACCAAATGCTGAAAAAGATTATTTGGTGATTGACCGTTCGGATTCAGTTGCTACAGCATGGAGTAGAGGTAACTTTTGGATACATAGAGACACATTACTAACTGTTGATAGTTTAGTTACTAACATGGTTGTTGCTGATTATCTGGTTCCGGAAAAACAAGCAAGACGTCCGATTATTGAATTTAATAGTGGATTATCATTATATGATCATAGGAATAAATCAGGAAGCGAAGTTTGGAAAGGACCTGTAGATTTTATACTACAATTTGATAGCGACAATTCTAATCTAGTAATTGGCAACTCTTATATTATTCTTGGAAATAATGAAATTAGAGAAAAGACACAAACAGGTCATAATGTATTACACACACTTAACGATGGCGATACACTATTGGTTATGAATGCATTATCAAACGGTTATAGACAAACATATAGATTTCAAGATGTATACTGGAATTCATTTACAAATGATTGGAGTGTTGGACAAACAAAAACAAAACCCAATCAGGCACCATTATTTAAATTGTATGATAATAACGAAGTTTATTTAGGAGATTCTACATATTCTGATAGTGAGTTTACTGGAAACAAAATTTTCGGATATAAAGTTGGAACAGGAACAGCGGACACCGAATTAGATTTTCCGCTTGTATATAAGGATGTAGGATCAAAAGCAGATTATGTTTTCCAAACATTTATCGAAACCGATAGAGTAGAATATTCTGTTAGAACTAGTACACAGGGTTATGTTAAAGAGGCGTTTATCCCAGGAACATATCATTACACTTCTAAAGGTAAATTAAGAAGCATTTATAATAATACTATATACAATCTTGGAGCAAAAGTCAAGAAGCAATGTATTCCGGGATCGGCATACACAAACTATACTATTGATGATATCGGTTATAATAATTGGAGAACAACAAAGGACTTTATTTGTTATTCCCAAGGAACACCTAGTACGTTTACAGTTCAAGAGGTTACGGACAATGGTCTTAAAAATGAAAGACAGCAGGATGCTCCTACAATTATTCTGTCCGCTGGAGAAACATATAAGTTCTATGATTTAAAAGGTGTTGATGCTAGTACACAATTAGATTTTTATGCTGAAGATAAAACAACAGTATTAACAAATGGTATCACAAGAGCAGACGACAACAACGATAGTTATAATGAAGTAATTACATTTGCGGCTCCGTTAACCGAGCAAGTATTATATTATGGATATCCTACAGGACAAAAAGGAAAAATTATTATAACAGATGGTGAAGACCAGTACTTGCATAAACTTTATATTGATGGTAAGTATATTGATCCTACAACATATACAATTAATGCAACAAGTATTGAGATTTCTAATTCATTATTCACTAGAAATAGTATTATAGATATTGAGTACTATCCTAATAATGAAACTGCAAGTTTAACAACGGTCACACCTGAAATACATGAACATAACCCAACAAATAAAACACTAACAGAGTTTACTATCAGTGAAACGTTTGACCATTGGAATAGTTTTATCCGTTGTGTTAATGATTTTAGCGGTGAATCATTTGGTATTAATAATTATCACAAACGTGTGCAGCATGAAAATGTAGGCGGAACAATATTTAAACACCACAATATTAGTATTATGCATGATTTAAATTATGCTGATCCTCGTATTGATATAAGAGAAAGTTTATTTAGACAGGCAAAAGAGTACTGGGCATTCAAGCGTAGGTTTGTAGCACAGGTTAAGCGTTTGTATACAAGCAACTCTTATCTAAATGTCAGAGAACTTGTAAGCGATGCCTTAAAAAGTTTTACAACTATTAGACGAACAAACGATTTACATGCTAATTCGAACATGGTTTATTACAATACAAATAAAGAACAAGTTATTAATTTAATACCGGGCTCGCCAAGTTATGAACTAATACATTCTTATTGTAGTGACGATATTATTACTGATCATTTATATGTATATCTAAGTGATAATTATCATGGATTGGGATATCATACAGAGAGATTATTACAGCAAGATATAGATTATACCGTTAATAATGGAATCATTACACTTATTATAACTCCGCAACCAGCAGCAGGAATAGATGCGACACTTACTATTCATACAAATGATATGGAAGACATTTCTAATGTTCCTGCAAGTTTGGTTAAACTAGGATTAGGACTTCCTCATAATATCACTGTTGAGTCTACTAGTTTTATAGGACATGATGGAAGCGAATATACATTTTCCGCTACAGCAGATTTATATAATATGCGTGAAAGAGATTTT